TAAGTTCTGCTACTGTCTCAAAGTCAGCTGGGCGACACTCTGGGCGACACTCGATACCGATTGACCTTGCGTTCTCTTCCATCACTCCAGTGTGCCATGCCACATTGCCATAACTAACGATACAAGCCACTCTACCAGCCTCAGCCACTAGATGAGCTGATGAGCCACTCTTAGGATTGCATAGCCAATTCACGACGCCCATAAAGGATTGTCCCATCATCCCCCAATGGTGAATACAGATGTACTCAGGGTGATTTTGATTCGTTTCTCCGACATAGTATTTACCAAAGTTAGGGCTGTCAAAGTCCTCTATAAATTGATATGCCATAGTCTAGTCCTCGACTTTCTTATCTGTATTGTCTTCTAGTTTTAAAATCTGCTTAAATATCTGATGCAATCCAGTGCTTGCGAGTCCACTGATCATACCACTAGCAATAGCCACTAGTGTGACTGCGTGAGCGTCAATGCAACCTAGTATCGCTCCTAGCACTGTGACGGTGAGCGGAATGTACTTGTTATCCGTTGGTAGGAATTTTTTCATTAAATAGCCTACAGTTAAACAAACTGCGATAACTAGTGGAATGTAAAGATTTGTTAAAAATTCAAGATTCATAATTTACCTCCTTGTCTTGAAAATATAAAAACTATTTTAGTTCGATGTTCTCTATCTCGGCTCTTACCTCTAAACAATAGAGGTATTCTCCCATTGCAGCCTTTTGCTTTTTCAGCAAATCAATAGGACAAGATGGAGTAAATTCCGATGTGCCTGCGTCGATTTTTACTATGAGTTTGTGTAACTTTAGATAGCGATATTTAGTTTGGTAATACTCGGCCTTAAAACGCTCTTTAAAGTCCTTACTGTTCATTAACTCGACTGTTTCCAAAAGATTCATAATGTACCTCCTTGAATAAAATAAAAAGGTGGAGTTATTTCCACCTTTACTTAACTAAAATGTTTTGAATACCTAGCGTGAGAACTGAGCCAATGACAACGGATATAATCGCTTGTATGACTGCGTTCCATCTCATCTTTGGTACTTGCTCAAGTGCGTCAATCCTTTCGCCTTGCTCGTTGAGTTCTTCTTGGTGTGCGTCCATCTTTTGGACCATTAACTGTAAGCTGACATTCATCTTCTGAAGTTCGGATGTCATATTCTCAAGTGAGTCCATCCTCTTTTCAAGTGAGATTATTCCGTGAGTATGCTCCTCTAATTTCTTTATATCGCTTTCTCGACGGCGATAACAATCTTCGCTTGTGAACTGTTCCATATGCCCTCCTATTTTACCCTTCTGCTCTGCATAGATATTTGATATAAAGATATGTAGCTGGATTATTTCCCTCTGCCGTGATATTAGCTCCCCCGATGTGCCTAGCGTTCAAAGTCACCTCTGCACCAGCTGTCAGTGATACCACCTTCGAGGCAAGTCCAATGCCTCCGCCAGCCCTTGTTGTGATAACTGTTGATGCAATTTCATTGCCGTTTGATTTAATGTACACACCATTAAACGGAGATGTCGCAACATCGTTCTCAAAGTAAACACCAGCACTGATTTCATACAATCCTCCCTCGCTGACTTTGATTGCACCATTGATGAGTGAAAACACATCGCCACTCGAAAACAGTGCGTTATTGAGCTGAAATGGCGTGATAACACCATTCTTCATAAGTGTTATGTTCTGCGTTGAGTTTGCTTGCATAAACGACCCGACAATTCCCTTAGCCTTAAAGAGTTCATCAGTGTATAGCTGATTTCCATTTGCCTTGAGACTTACATTGCCAATTTTGAGCTCAGGTACATAGATTACATGTGATGAACTCAGTCCTTCTCTATCAAATACAAGTGATTTGTCCCTGTAATACATTCCAGCATTGACACCACCTTTAGGACCTATGACAAAAGATGGACCTAGATTGATTGTAGCCACTGCACTAGTCATGGCTAGTCCTCTAGGTGACAGACTCGCTCTAATAGTTCCCTCTGCAGAGGTGTTTATATATCCGATTTCAAGCGACTTTTTGAGATTAAGCTCCGATTCCTCGCTACGGATTACCACCGCATTTCCAAACGATGCATTCACACTCTGCCCATTTCTGATATTTACAGCCTCATTTGTGATAAGCACATTTGAGCCTGTCGCATTTTCAGGTGTTTCTGAACCATCTTGTAAGTCTGCAACCATGATGCCCTGGGGGGATGCTGTGATGTAGTTTGTGGCTGTCTTCTGTGCCTCTTCAACTGAAGTCCCTAGCATTGTGCTGATTGAGTCGATATCTTGTCTTAGTGTTTCGTCAACGATAGGATGCCATTGATAATCTGTGTAGTCGCTTGAAGGAGTCTCGACATCCTTGCCTAGTGCGATTCCTGTCCATGTATGAATACTTGAGTATGTGTGTGCAAAGTTTGAGCCTTTGTCATCACTTGCATATGCTATCCATGTATAGACTGACTTGCCATCCTTTCCGTCCTCTCCCTTGACTTTGTTCCATGTAAAGAGCTCAGGCTTGCTTAGGTCTACTGTCTCGCTTGCTTGTCCGTTGCTGATACCTAGATATGCTTTGCCATCTGCAGAGGATGATATTCCATTTCCGTGATTATCATCTGCATAAGCAATCCATGTGTATAGTGGCTTAGGTCGTGGAAGAGCCTTGAGCTCGTTCGCAAGGTCAACGATTGACTGATAGATTCCACTATCTTGGATGAGATACTCGCCTAAAGTAGCCTTTTGCATTCCATCGTCGATAGATTCCTCCAGTTTGAGCAGTCTAGCCGATAGGTAGAGTTTTCCAGCCTCGTCAATGATGTTGATTCTGTCACCGATTGAGATATTCTCAGGAAGTTTATTGATGTCAATCTCGTAGTTTTCCTCAATATCTCTAATCTTCTTTAGCTTGCCGATTGCGTGGTTACAAAGTGTCTTCTGTACCACTGTGTCATAGCTAAATGTCTTTGTGATATGCTTGAATGTCTGTGTCTTCTTTAGTCCGTCTTCCGATGTGATCTCGCTTATTCTTCCCCATTTAGCAAGTGCAGTTCTTGAGCATAGCCTTCCGTCTGCATCGACATAAAAATCGCCATCGTCATATACGTAGCCTTTTAGAGTGATTGGTTCTTCCTTTCCCTCTGGAGTTCCACCCTTGACGATTAGAGCTGTTGCAAGATTCGATATAGACTTCTTCACAACGATTCGGTCTATATCTCTATTGAGCCTCAGCTCCTCTTTTACGTCCTTTCCTCTGCGTTTGTGGATATTGATGTATTTATGTGCCACTGTAAGCCCTTTGATGTCAAAGCTATACGATACCTCTGCATCAAATTGCTTTGATAAACTAGCAAGCCTTTCAGTGACAGTCGCCTCTCCGTCCCAGCTGAGTTTCCTAGAGCGGTCTGAGATTTCATTAATACCTATCTCAAAGCCACTGTCTTTAGTCCACTTTTCAATATACCAGCTGATAGGTTTTGCCTCTGCAGAGGTAAAAGGCTCCGCTATCTCGTTTAATAGATCAAGTCCAGCATCTTCCGCATACACTTCGATATCCTGGTTCTTGGAGTCTTCAACCGTGTCGATGATGGTGTATACTTCATCTTTGCCATCCCTTGAGCATAAAAGCTGATTGCCAGTCGTTGTCATTTGCTCTAGCAGAGCCTTATTTTCGCTTGTATAAACGATTTTAAAGCCTAGAGTGGCGATACCTGTGTCCACTGCTTGAACCTTGCTGTCATCGGTGATTTTAAAGCCTTTAGATAGTTTGGTGGAGGCCATACCTAGTATGTTTAGTTTTTTATCTGCAAAATAGATTATCATTTATATGTACCTCTCTCTGTACTTTAGTTTTAGCTGTGCGTTCTTTGTCCAGTCTGACATGGCTACATTGATGCGATTTGCTCCTTGCGTTAGCTTAAAGCCTTCCCAGTCATTGCCGATTGCTCCGTACTCAGGTGTTTCGAGATTGTTGACTATGATGCGACCCTCGTCTCCATTCACTTTGATGTTGTCGCCTTGCGAAAACTTGTTTGGAATGTCGATGAATGTCGTCGTATGATCCTTAGTAAAGGTTAAATCATATAGCATATTCAGTCCTAGAGTCGGCTTATTGCCATACGCAGCGAAAACGATGCTAATTTCGTTTACTTCTCTGTTGTCTCGATCTCTAATGGTTATTGATTTCTTTGTGCCATAGATATTAAAGGTCACCACTTCGCCCACTTTAGTTACTGTGCATGTATTTGATGCATTCTCAGAGGCTCCAGTCTTTAGGTTGTCCCAATCTATTGGAACATCGGGTCCATACGTGGAAATGCCTACATCTCCCTCGAACATCCTTGTCAGTGCGACTCTAGGTGCCTCGAATGTTTCTATAGAAAATGCGGTGACAAGATATCGCTCTGTGCCAGTATTGTGACAAAAGAGCACATTGAAAGCACCTTGCTGATTTATGATATCTTTTGATAAACAGAACTTGTGTGAGAATGTGCATCTAAAATTCATAGCTCCAATGTGTCCGCTCTTATCTGCCTTTAGCATTCTAGTTATAGAAGGACCGTGGAATTTTGTTCCATTTCCGTAAGTCCTAGCTTGTACCTTATCTGCGACTGTATCTAGTGTTCCGTCGATACCTACCATTCCGTGTAGTGATGGGAGATTCTTCTCGTTAATCTTCCACTCACTTGCCTTGAATGGATTGGTATATCTTGAAATGTCGATTAGTCTTTCAGATGGTGGCAATGCTATTCCGTCAATCTCTGACGGATTGCCTAGCTGAATAATCTTACCGTCTTGGTTGACAAATGCCATATATCCACATGACGATTCTGGTAAAGATACCTCAAAATGTGGGTGTGCTGGATAAGTGCCATCATAGTTAAACTCAAAAACCTTGTCTTTGCTCGCAGTAACCACCTTTTCCGTAAGTGCGTATTTGAATGGGTCAAAGCACTTTATGGAGAATTTTCCCACGACTGCGTTACGACCAGGATCTATATCCTCACAGCTTGATGGAGTGCCGATGTAGTACCTATCCCTTTCATCATCAAAAATAAGCTGTGCATCCTCAACATTTAAAACTGCGTTGAGTTTCTCAAAAGCCCTTCGATATTCCTCGTTAGTTTCTGCTATGAGCTGGAAGGTCACTGTAATGACTCTAGCTGGATACTTTCGTCTTCTCATACTAGTGCCATCAGCTCCACCTGTAGAGTATTCGTCTATGTCTGCTAGCAGTATCTCTCTGCCCTTTACATTGAGCGTCTTATAGCCTTTGACAAGCTCTTCTATGTATTTGCCATTTATTCGCAAGGCCTCAGAGGGTAGCATTGTGCTACCCTTTTCGGTTACGTCAGTAAATCTATACATGTCCGTGTATCCTTCCTTCCCTCTTCTCTCGCTTGTTTAATTCCTCACGCATAGGGTCTGCGGTTGCCTTTGCGATCTCTTTGCCGTCTAGCTCTACAGGAACGACAACGGTGTACCTTGCTACTGCGTCATAGTCGTACTCGCTTGATAGACTGGCTGTAGGTATACCAGCAAAGCTCATCTGCCTACCGATTCCAAAGCTATCAGCAATACTTGAACCCATTCCGTCAACTGTCCTCTTGACCTTTGAGAACGAAGAAGTCAATCCCTTATCAAGTCCGCTCATGATTGCGTTACCAGCTGGAATGAGAAGTCTCTTATCGTATTCGATAGGACCTTTATGCTTCTTAATCCACCCAGCAATTCCTCCGACAAAGTTCTTCACCTTTTCAAAACCAGCTGTGAGTCCTCCCAAAAATCCGTGGATGATAGCCTTTCCTATGCTCTTTAGGTCAATCTTAGAGACTCTGTCAACAATTCCCTTGCCTAATCCTAGAATCGCAGTAAATACTTGCGGTATAGCTTGTACAATTCCGCTAACTAGCTTGCCGATGAGCTCGACACCCTTTTGAACGATTGTAGGGAACGCAGCTATAAGTCCACCAATGAGCGACAGCACAATCTGTGCGGCTGCTTGAAGTATCTGAGGTAAGTTCTCGATGATTCCATCAACAAACTTTATCAATGCGTTGAATGCGGTCTCAGCTATCTGTGGGAAGTTCTGAGCAATACCTTTCGCAAGTGAGGCAAGTAAGTTCATACCAGTAACGATTAGATCAGGCAAGTGCTCAGCGATACCCATAACAAACTGTGATAGCACCTCGACTGCACTTGTGATGATGCTAGGTGCGTTAGCCGATAATCCATTGACAAGTGTTTCAATGATTGTAAAAGCACTCTCCAGCACGTTAGGAAGTAGCTGAGCTAGTCCACTAAGGAAGTTAATCAGCAACTGTGAACCACTATTGATTAGATCGGGTAGTTTGCTAGTAACACTCTTTGTGAAGTTTGTTATTACTTCCGGACCTTTCTCAACGGCTATCTTTATCATATCATTGATTTTGTCGCCATACGCATTAGCTAGCACCCCTAGTCCAGCGATTGCTGTCGCAATTAAGGCGGCTGGAAGTATGAGCCTTAAGCCTAAGCCCATCATCTTAGTAAGTCCACTAGTTACTTTACCGCCTACTGTTCCAAATGCACCGCCTAATCGGCCACCTATAGCCGTAACCCTGTTTGGTAACATGCTGCCCATTCGATCTAGTACACTAAATGACATCGCTGAGGCCTTTTCAAATGGTAAGTAGATGCTCTTCCAAATACGATTACCTCTTGATCCAATATCAAAACGACCTGTGATGGTCTGCAGTTTGAATAGGCCCTCTGTTGCCTTATCTAGTCCAGCTGGTATAGATTTGATGCCATGATTTACAAGTCCGATTCCGTCGCTTACTAGTCCAAAAGTTTGAGGGTTAAATATCTTACGACCTACAAAAATGCCAGCCATTGCTCCACCTACTGAGGCAATCTCCCTTAGTGGCGCTGGTAGCTTACCAGCTGATGACGCTAGCTCGCTCAAAACTCCGCTTAGGCCGTTTTTTTCGAATGCCTCGGTCAATCTGTCGATTGCGTCCGATAACTCGTTTGTAGCCGTTGTTACGACCTTAATTCCCTTAGCATTAAAGGCCATGAATGCGGGCTGTAACTTGTTTGATATTGTCTCCTTTAGTCCGTCAAGTGCTTGACCGATGTCCTTGTACTGTGTCGCCATTTTTTGGAGATCACTTCCAGCACCAGCAGTCTTTTTGATGGCCTCGAAGAAGTCCTCAGTCTTAACCTTGCCAGCTTGTACATTCGCTATGAGCTCCGATGTGGTCATACCCATCGTCTTAGCGACTTTAGATATTCCAGCTGGTGTCTGCTCTAGCATGAGCTTGAAGTCCATCCATGATACATAAGGCTTAGCTGCCATCTGTACGCCTTGAACGGATAGTGTTTTCATAGCTTGTCGTGGGTTTTCCGACGCAGCTGCGATTCCACCGAAGGCTTTTACAAGGTCTTTTGAACCTTTGACCCCTACCGCATCAAACTGAGCAAATGTGCTCGCCATATCTGATGAGCTGTAGATTGTCTGCTCTGCATACTTCTGGAGCTCTTTTCGTGTCTCTGCAATCTCTTTCTTTGTGTGCCCATTCATCGCCATGTTAGATTCAAAGTTCTGCCATGCCCTTGATGATTCTATGAGCTCGTTCTTCATTCCACCGATAGCACCAGTTACTTTGTTGAACGCAGCTTGACCAGCACCAGCGAATAGTCCAAAACCAAAACCTCTCGACAGTCTCGACTGTAAGCCTAGTACACTTCTGTCTGCCTTCGCAAATGTGCTAGTAAAGTTTTTATCGACTGCCGATAGTATCGCCTTTACTGAATAATCAGCCATCTGTCTCCCCCTTTCCTTGTTTCATTATTTGTCCGATTGCGATTAGCCTATCTTCGGTCCTCTTGATTCCCCTTGCCTTGTCTAGCTCTGCCTCGTAGTCAAAGAATGTGTCAAATCGTGCAAATACAGGCTTGATTCTGTCTTTGCCAGCTTTCTTTTTCGCTGATGCAGCAAAGTTCAAATAGGCTTGCCAGTGTAGTTTGTACTGCTCGTCTACTTGCTTGAGATTGTGAGCCTTTACTAGTAGCTGATACTCGGGAAATGTAAGCGTATTCACTTCCTCGATTCGTTTGAATCCAAAAAACCTAAAGCAGTCTATTGCAATCGCCTCGTAGATTTCCTCTATTGACTGAGCATTCCCATGAGTTCCTTCTGTCTCTGCTTGAGTACCTTCTCTTCTTCCTCTGCCTCTTTCGCTGCCTTCTGTATCTTCAGAGTCATGTTCTTGGTACAGTTGGCTCTCAATAAAAAATCAAGCACCTCTGCAAATAGTCCGTCGATGTCTGTGTCTTCGCTTTCTATATATGCCATGATTTCGTTCTTGCTGATTCTAGGGGTTTCAGTCTTATTTGAAATATCCAGGATTGTGAGCAAGGCCTCTGGGTTCTTGTCAAGTATTCCGCTGACATTAAACGCAAGTCCCGCCTTTTCCTTATTCTTAGTTCCGACTGATTCGACCTCATAGGTTTTATTTATTTCAAGCAAAAAACCCATTCCAAACTTAAAAGAATAGGTTTTTCCGTTGATTTCAAGCTCCATTGTGTTCATTTTCTTTTCCTCTCTCAATCAATAGATATGATTATTTGTACAAAAAAAGGCGGTATTCAAACCGCCCTTACTCTTCCTCTACGCTCCAGCTGTTGTGTCCTTAAATACATAAGACGCAACGGCCTGCTGTTCATTTGTCACTGTTACATCTCCACGAACGCCCGAACCATTGATGCCAAATGTGAGCGATACTTCGACCATGTCCTCAGCTCCTGACTTGATCTCGAAGTTTGTGAGGTAACCCTGAAAATATCTGCCCGCATACTTGTTCGCACCAGTGCCAGCCTCTTCAAGGTTAGCCTCCCAAATCTCAACGATTTCGTCGTTGTCTAGTGCGTCCTCAAGTGATTTGAGTAGCTTGTCACCTTTTGAAAGGATTGATGTACAAGTGATTTCTGTCTCAGCGACTCCTGGAGTTCTTATCTTTCCGTCTTTTGTTGCTGTTGAGTCAGCATCCTTTGACTTTGAACGTCCATTCTCCGTTACGAACGCAATCGCTGCACCTTTCTCGGTTGCTGCCTTTGACAAAAGTCTGTAAAGGTATACTATCTTTTTTCCAGCTACAGCTGTCATAGTTGACTGTGCCATGTCTATTCCTCCTAACTAATTGTTGTGTTAATTACTTTCTTATTTTGCTTTTAGCTAAATGTCCATGTAAATTCTAGTACTCCGTGCAACAATGCATGAGCGGTCGTATCGTCCTCCATGATTGTTTGATTGGTTTCTACTAGATTCCATGAGCGATTCTCTGTCGTCTCTATTCCTCTTACGATGTCCTTGACATCAAGTAGCATCGTAGAGAATGTACCTCTCTTAAGCATGTTGTTGTGCCATACGTGAATAGTCAGTGCCACCGTGCCGAATAGTGCAGTTTTGTTCTGCGTGTCCGTCTGCGTGGTCCCAGCCATCACGATGAATGGATACTCAACCTCTTTAGATGGAATGACTGTATCAAACACTAGTATTCCAAAGCGGTTTTCTAGCTCTTTGCGGACTTTAGCAAATATCTCTTGCTGTGGGTCTCTTCTCATTTCCACCTAGCCTCCCATGATTTTCTTTACGTCCCTTATAAACTTTGGTTTAACCTTTTCGAGTGCTGGCTTGACGAATGGTCGCTCTCTCATGAACCTTGTACCGTACTCTAGGTATGGTGCGTACTCTGCTGTTGGCTCGACTGTCACGCTCATACCATTGTCGCCCTTACTGAGCTTGATGCTCCTTCGCAAAAAGCCAGTCTTGACGGGTGCTTTTTCGACCATGACCTTGTTAAGGTCTGCACCATGCTTACTAATGCATGCCTTGACATCGACCATTTTCTGAGAGTTCTTTAATGCCTCAGACAGCTTGTCTGCTCCGCTTATCTTGATTGACATATCAATGCACCTCCGAGACGATAAAAGTCGTCTTAAACCTCAAATTTCGCCTCTTGTCTATACGGTACTTCTTGCCTTTGTACTCGATATAGTCCGTATTGATATCGATGTCATTGGTTGGCACATGTATCATCAGTACACCCTCTCTTATTTCGCCATACACTAGCTTTACGACCTCATCTGATGCGTCACAAACCGATGCAATGATAGGCTCATTGTATGTATCACCGACATCGTCATAGTCGCCCGTATCTTCGTTGTAAAGGCCTCTATTCTCTTCACATGGGGTGATTACTTTGTCGTATCTCATATAAACCTCACCCTTCCTTGAGTGCTGTTCGATTTGTTCTTCAGATAGGTCTCAATATCCTTTGTGTAAGGCTTAAAATCATCATTGCTCCATGTCATTTGTTCGCCTTCAACATTGTGAGAAGACAATCCCTCTGAGCCGATACGATTAAACCTTGCGACGGATACCTCAACGACAATGTATGATAGTTCATATGGCACTTCTTCGCTCGATATAAGGACTTTTAGCCTTTGCTCGGTCATGTAGGCTATTCGATTGATTAATTCCTCGTGCTTATAGCCTAGTGGTCCTAGCAGTGCCTTGATACTATCTAAATACATTACTCTTCGCCTTCCTCAGTTACATCTGCTCCATCAGTTGCCTCAGTTACATCTGCGACTTCGTACACTTCCTTGATTAGAGGGTTTCTTAGTGGGTTGTCTCCACCCATCAGCTCGTCGATTCTCCACTCTGCTGGCTCATATCCTTCTCTAGGATATGTATCGCCCTCGTTGTACTCAAAATAGGTCTTCTCGCCCTTTTTATCTGTTGTGAAGTCCTCTAGGTCATGAAACTGCTCTAAAACTCTATACATATTGATTTTCCTCCTTGTTACATAAAACAAAAGAGAAGGACTTGTTTTTGTCCTTCCCTTTATTTCCCCCTTTTAGGTTCTGTCTGCTGCCTACTCTCTAAAGGCTTATACTCCAGTAACTGTTACCTTAGCGATTGCCTTCTTATTATCAGCTGGTACATACTCGCCAGCACTTCCAGCTCCCTGTAGTGCTAGTCCGTTGAAGTCCTCTGACTCGATTGTTCTTACAGTGTTGATTCCTGTGAACGCCTTACCGCAGTGCTGAACATAAGCATATACTACTTCCTTTGTCTGGAATAGGTCTGCTGGTACTTCTGTTATGTAGAATCCCTTGAACTTTAGCATAGCGTTGTCGTCAACATTTACAGATGAGCCCTTCGCACTTGTAGCAAGTCCGCTGTCGATGATTGCGTTATACACATCTGATCTTACCTTTGCAATCTTCACAAGTCCATTGCGTACCTTTGCGTTTGTGAAGTGAGCTGATAGCTGGGAGAATATCTCGCCAACATTGTCCTTTGTTACGGATACGCCACCAGCGATTGTCTTGCCAGCATTGTCTGAGATGAACTTTCCGTGATGTGCGTTAAACTGTCCAACCTTAGCCTGTGCCTGTAGCTCTAGTCTGTCAGCTACTGCTGTGTCCATGTCTGCGTTTACTGTAGCTCTGTCAAGTCCTTCGTGGATTGCCCATGTCCATGAGTAAGGCACATCTACGTCTGTGTAAGTAATCTCTTTTCTCTCACCGAATCTTGATGTCTTTCCTGTGCCAGCACCAAAGCCTGTAGCTGGGTCCTTGCTGTATGTACCGACTACCACTGGAATGTCTGAGGTCTTTACTGTGAAAGCTACCTTGTTGTTAGCGACTCCGTCTAGTGCCTCGATTGTGTCACCAACAAAGAAGTCCGCAAAGTATGCCTCGACACCGAATATCGCCTCAAGGAGCTCCTTGAACTCTTTTCCGTATACTGCGATTCCTCTGCCATTGTTCTCGCCCTGTGCAAATAGCTGTAGATCAAATCTTCTTTTTTCCATTTTCTCAATATCCTTTCTTACTTTCGTTTATGATTTCTTGTACTTGGCAATCTTCTGCTCAAGTGGGCTGAGATTGCCGTTATTGTTATTAAAATTGTTAGGTGTTCTACCCGTCGCTCTTTTAACCTCTGCAGCCTTGAGCTCCTTTTCGACAATGCTGACAAGTTTCTCAATGTTGCCCTTTGTCTTTTCTGCATCGCCATTGACTACTAGATCTAGCATATCCTTATTAGCCTCAATGCCAGCCTCAGATAGTAGAGTTGACGCTGTATTTCTAAGCTCCATCATTTCCGACTGTGCTTTTAGCCTTGCGTTTTCCTCACGCATTTGCTCTAGCTCGTAGTCCTTTTTCTGCTCTGCGTTCATCTTAGCTAGCTTTTCCGCCTCGGTCTGAGCCTTCTTCAAGTCCTCTTTGTACTTGTCCTCTAGCTTGGACTCTCTTGTCTTGATTGCTTTCTCGATTCTGCGGTCAAACTCTGCTTGATTCTTAGGGTCCTTTAGGAAGTCGTCAAAGCCGTTGCTCTGCTCTCCTCCGTTATTTCCCTCTTTGTTTGGTTCTGCTGGCTCTGTGCCATTACCACCATCGGTCCCAGCATCATCACCATCTGCAAATAACTGTAGTTCCCACTTCTTAATAACTTCCATTTTCGTTTCCTCCTTCGTCCAACACATTGGAATAAGATTCCCCCATGTCATCCGCTGTTATAGAATTGATTATTTGTACATTATCGGAGTAGGCTGATGCTACTCCGTTTATGCCGATAAAAAAAGACTCTCTCAGAACTTTCCCTTGTTCTGATAAAGCCTTATGCTCTACGAAGGCTCTCCCTTCGCCTATACTGTATTTTATTTCGTCGTCTGTCAGTTTAGCTATTGACTCTATAAAGGTCTGTAAGAGTGTCGATATGGCACTGCAAACTATGTCTTGTCCGTATGGTCCGTAGTCTGCGTGACCCTCAACGGATATTCTGTCCTTGCTATTGTAAATTGTTATCAAATAGCACCACCTTGTTATCTTCTATAAAATTATATATAGCCACTCCCAACTGCTCCACCTGTTTCTCTTCAAGTCCAATGTTATACACATTGTCAAGTGCATGAATCACCTCATGTATTAGTGTTTCACATTTTTGTGTGTGGCTTGTTTGCTCGTTGAGCAATATTCTTTGCGGTATGTATTGTATTTGCCCAAATAGCTCGGCGTCACCTTCATGTATATTTCTGTCTTCTATAACCTCATACTCAAGATGTAAAGCTTTAATTTTCTTTGGTATATTCATTGTACCTACTCCCTTTCAAGCTAAAATAAAAAAATACACAAGCTCAGTCGAGATCTCGTGTATTTTATCTGCTATTCTTCTGTATTAGACTCCGGTTCAAACCCGATTCCATTATTACATTCTTTTACTTCCTTTGGCCTTCCTTCAAGATACCATTTCCGAGGAATGCCATCAGGGTACGCCTCGCAACAACATGTGTATGGATTCCCATCGTCGCAGAAGTGTTCACATTCTATACAATCTGAAAGAACTACCATCCTGTATACTCCTTTACCAAATTTACAATTCGTTGAGACACCTTGTCTCCATTTTTTATTGCAACTACGCCCTCAGCAATTGTTTCAGCACCATCTAAGTTTCTATCGTTATATTTTGACAAACCTGGTATGAATTTCTGCCTAACCTCTTTTTCTAATTGGAGAAACTCACTCCATGTTTTGCAATCTTCAAAGGTTTTAAAATGTGCCGCCTCATGAAGTATTAAGTCATCTAAATTTCTACACGCAAGATTGTGTTTTATATAATTATTATATATCCTTGCATTAAACGATTCAATATCTTTATTCCAGTTAAAACTAGAATTGATATTCAATTTTGCTTTATATATCCCATCTTTTGAATAAGGTACATATGTAAACGGAGCTCCTTCGTTATCAAAAGGTGCAAACTCAATATTATCAATCGTAATATTGTAATTCGATTCTATTCTCTCAAGTGCTTTAGAAATTCCCTTTTTTAAAGTGTCATCAATTTGATTAGACTCTAACAATTCCTGTGGCAATTCAACGTTTTTGTTAAGCGACTCAGTTTCTATACTCGCTGATGTGCTGCACCTACAGTTAGGGTGAAGAGGCGGAGCATTCTCGCCAACCATCATATCCCTAACCTTGAATGTCCTTCCGTCCATAGGCCTGCAAATAGGGCAAGCACCTACTCCTATCGTGATGAACTGATACTCGTCATACCCGCATTGTTCATATGCGTTTTGTTGTGCTTTCGTCTGCACCCTCGCAAGTTCTGTGATTAGCAGTCGCTCTGCATTGTACCTCGATGTTCCGAATACCTTTTGAAGTTCTCCAGCTAATGCCTTAGGATTGCGTCCTTGTATCAGTCCTGTTGATATCAGAGTGTCAAGCTGTGACTTGAGCAAGGTCTGATTGTGCCATATCCTGTCGGAGAATGTAGCGTTATAAAATGATTGTCCGATGATGTCTTCGACGGCTTTTCTGCTGTCGTTAATGCTTTCACCTAGTATTCCAGACTGTCTCTTGAGCTCCTCTCGTGTTCGCTCGGTCATTGCCTTGCGTGTGATGTCCTCTAAATCTTGATACGCATCGACAAGATCTAGTCCAATGTTTGCCTTGAGTAGCTCTAGCCTATTCACCTTCATGGTGAGGTTATAGAGCCTCAGCTCCTCGTTTGCTTGGTCTGAGAAGTCCTTAGCCTTAACATATCGTTTTGCCTTGTTGCTGAAAGCCTCTATATCCATCTGTGAGGCTCTTTTCTTAGCCTCGGCAAGTGTAATACCCTCTTTACTTGCATATCGCATATAAAAGGCTTTTATTTCCTTGTCGATATTTACAGACGCATTGTCAAAGACACGTTTCACCTCTTTGAAATATGCTTGCTCGTCCTTGATTCTATGCCTTATAGCCTCGGTCTCTCGTTCTCGCCAATATACTGCATTTTGATTGCGTTTCCTTTTACTCCTCGTCATGGTTTAGCTCCTTGCTTTCGTCAGCAAAGAGCAAGTCTACTGCTGATAGTTTCTTTCTTGCCTCTTCCTCTTCTTCTTCCATTTTCTCGATTTCTCGTCTAACATCTGGAACGATTGACAGTACGCTTAGCTGAGTTTCCTTTGATACGACACCTTGCAATGTTGATGCAATCTGTGCCTCGTTCTGGGTGTTAACTGGTATGTTCCTAGTCGTCTTTATCTCAATGTCTTGATAAGCTAGTGGATCACTTACATTTGTCGCCAGACTGCAAAAGATTTTGTATCGCTTTCTCAAGCTCTTCTCTATCTTTCGGTCAAAGGTCAGTGCAAGATTGCTCATTGCCTGGAGCTTGTATGCTAGTGATACTCCGCTCGATGCATTTCCAAAGCTTTCGTCTGAAATGTTCGCCACCATAGAGATTTGATATATCAGTGTCTCAAGTCTGTTGAGTAGGTTCTCTTGTGTTCCGTCAGCTGTTGGTTTCTGTAGAAACTGGATAAGTATATCCTTTGCATTGTCTGTGCCATAAAGATTGATGATACGATTATCACGGATATGTCTCACTCCGTCATCATCAAGCTCAGCTCCCAATATAGCAAGATATGCCTCAGCGAATGCGTCTACATCGTTAGCCTTTTCGCCTAGTGTTGCGTTATATGTCTCAACAAGTCCAGTGATAGGCTCAAATAATCCCATTCGCTCGTCATTCAGTCTCCACTCAACACAAGGAATAAAGCCGTAAGGGTTCTCCTCTGCCTCTGATACCTTCTTATCTTCAAAGGTGTATATGAAGTTCTTTGTGTAAACCTCGCCATAGGTCTTTCCAGCCTTGTCGCTAGATTGTGGATATACTCCATATCTAACCGCAAATAATGCTCTTTGACTGAGCTTATCGTCATACACAACAAAGAGCTCTTTAGGTGATATTGACGATACCTTTGTCTCGTGTTGCTCGTTCTGATACATGAACTCAAACGCATGCCCATAGATACAGCACTTCTTTACCATCTCAGCCTCGTGGTCAGTGATCTCGTTCTGTCTGCCGAAAAGCTGTATAGCATCGTTCACCTTTTCATCTGGATGCGTCACCTTGATAGGCACTCCGTAGCCATATCCTGTAAAAGTGTCCGTTATGTATCTAGGGAAGTTTACTGCTAGTCTGTTGTCTGGTTTCCAGTTCTCTTTATCTGGACCCTTGAATATGTCGTGAAAACCCTTGTACATGTTCTCAAGGTACGTATATCTCTGTAACATGTTGTTATGCTTTGCGATTTGCTTTTGGATCAAGTCGCCTTTGATACCTCCGCTTATCTCTTGCTCACTGCATACAAGTGCGTAAGGTAACACATATGGTCTTTTCGATTTCATATCTACTAGATTCCCTCCTTAAATGTCTTTAACTTAACTGTTGACGGCTTTCTCCATCCCTCGATTCCATATCGAAGTGCTGCCATTGCATCATCAAAAAAAGGAACTGGCTCGTCTAGGTATTTCCCCGACTGCTCATCCCTTTTCCATTTCCATTGCTCTATCTCCCTCATGGTGTTGACACATGAAGGGTGTATGTATATCTTGCGTCTTTTTAGCCAATCAATCTGCGTCGCTTGGTACTTCTGCCCTGTGGTCTTTTCTTTCGTGACTCCCTCTGCCTTGTAGCCAGCTTTCTTCCAGGTCTTAATCCTATCCGGCTCAGCTGAGTCACACCACATTTTGCCGACAAGGTCCATCGTGTCTGCTATGTCTATAATCTCCGATGTGTCCTTCTCGTAGACGTATATCTCTTTTAGGATATATATGTCGTCGTCCTTAATTGCAAGCTGTAGAATTGCGTTTGCGTGGTTGAAACCGAAGTCTTGACCGATTGCTACATCGTCGTAGTCATTTGCATTTTGACTGATGTCAGCGACTTCCCAATTCTTTAGGACTAGTCCTCCGATTTCTCCCCAGTCGCCTAGTCCGTATATACGATAGCCGTCTGGATCTATTTCCTTTCTTCTCTTCATTCTCGCCTTGTATGCATCGTCTATAAAGCGATTGTCAAGATAAGAACTGTGGCAAGTGAGCGTATTCTCGTCTTGCCTATCAAAAAATTGTTTTTTAATCCAGTGATTTTTATTGACTGGATTGAATGTCATCTTGATTTGATAGAATTGACCGCTCGGAAGATTTCCTCGAAGTCTATCGTCTATGATTTCAAAGTCGGATTGTGTTAATTCCGTCGCCTCTTCTATCCATACATCTGTCAGCTTGCCCTTTTGGAATGTGATTGACTTGAGTTTCTCTCGTTGCTTTTCGTCGTTCACTCCTCTAAAGATAATCATATTCCCATTGATGCATCTTATCTGAAGAGGTGACAATCTGCACTCAAAATACTTTTCAAGTCCTAGTCTATATATCGCTCCAGTAAGTTCAGCATAAGTGCTGTCTCGGTTTGTGACATCAGACTTACGAATACACACAAGGTTTCGACCTTTGTCTTTTAATAGCCTTATAAGATACTGCTGTGCTGTGTCTACACTCTTTCCGCTACCAGCTGAGCCTTTGAGTGCTATATATCGCTTTGTGCTCTTGTGAACCTCGCTAAAGGCTTTATTGCTCTGTATCCGTATCCTCTGAGCCATAGTCCACCTCTATGCTTAGGTTCATGTCTCCGCTTATGTCGACCTTCTCGGTAAAAGCACCATATCGCTTGCCTAGTAGCTCTGCTGCCTTAATTCTGTCCTTTTCGTCTGGAGTCTTATTTATCGTTCTGGCTAGCGACAATCCCTCGCCTAATCCCTCGATGACAACAACGGCACTCTTTGACTGACCTCTCATCACAGCGGTGAGATACTGCAATACTTCTTCTTGCTTTGCGATGGCTTTGTCGTCTAATTCCTTGAGCCTTTCGTCTATATAAGCCTTGATGTTAGGTTTTTCTAAGTTTTCAACCGCTATCACACCAGCTGTCTTTTTACTGTATCCCGCTTTTATTGCTGACTGTGTCGCATTCCCACTGATGATGTATTCGTCAGCAAATTTCTTTTGTTTAAGAGTTAATTTATCTTTTTTCTTCACAATACACCACCACCTTTCTAGCAATTAGCTTGTTTTATAGATAAACACAAAGGACACCTCTATGACTAGAAGTGCCCTCTGTGGAGTGATTATATAAAATATTTACAAAAGGAGTTCGCCCAATACCTCTTTTTACTAACTACACTATAGCACTTTAAAAATGTGAATGCTGTGAAACTTTTCAGCTGTTGCCTTTCTTCCAAAAGCTACTGAGTCGCTTTGAGATTGTTGAGCGTTCAAGTCCCATGATCTCGCCTATCTTCTCGTGAGTTTCCTCGTTGATACAATATAGCCTTAGTATCTCTCTGAGCTCTATGTCTTTCACTTGGTCGATTTCACTCTCTATGCTCTTGATGGCTTGCTCAATCTCTCCTAGTTTGTTCTCCAGCTCCCTTTCTCTCTTCCTAACCGCCTTTTCGTCAATCTCAACGCCAATTAGTGCTTTAGGTATTCCTTTGCCTGTTCGATAATCTTTGTAGTAGTCTGTGACTATCGTATAGGGTGGGTGTGTTATAGAATATCTCAATCCCTCTGCAGCTCTGCGTAGTGTCTTCAGCTGTCTTACTGATTTGTAATCTATCATGGCTGTACACCTCGCTCTGCTCTTATGTCTGCCTTTACTTTCTCGACTGCCGACTTTCCGTCTACTGCTGGTTGCCAAAATTCAATCGTGCTTATCAAACTTCTCTCACAGCTCTCCATGTCTTGCTTGAACCTCTCATATTTTATATCGCATTTGTCTGTTGTGAGATATCTTATGTACTTGGATCTAAACTCCCCTGATGCCGACTCTAGTATGCGGTAAATGATTGTCAAAGCTCCGTCCTCGTGAGCCTCGTCCTTTTTCAGTCTTATATTTGCGTTTCTTTGAAACTCACTAAAATTCTCGTTGTACCAATTGATGACAGCTTGTTTGGGGTCTTCTGATGGCTCAGAGTGGGTCATACATCTGTAGCACTTTACTGCGTACTGGCGTGATGTCTTGTCAAACTTTCTCCCCCACCTCCATAGATGAGCTGAACCTCCACAAAATGGACAAGGTTTCTTCATCTCTTTGATTAAGTTACTCACTGCTGGGTTTAACATTCGCTATACCTCCGATTCATGCTCCTTTAGGTATTCCTTGTCTAGTAAAAAACTGAGATTGCAAGCCATATGTGCAAGATGGGATAGTCCACTCTCCTCGTCTACCTCATTGCCCTCGATGTAGGCAAGTAAGTGTCTGTAAAGTGCGTCTACATACCTTTTCGGTTCTACCTTTCGCCAATTCTCGCTATCTCCGTACTTCTCTGTACC